GCTGCAGAGCAGCAAGGATAACCTGGCAGCCTACCACAATGTGGTAATTTTCCAGATCCTTAGGCGATGTAGCGGGAGCAACGAAAGTTTGTTGAGGAGAGACCGAGCTAGACGCTGGTAGTAATACTAGCGTCCACTGTCTCACCGACCCATTTTGGAATTTCTGATTCTGAAACACACAACTTACGAGTAGTACCTTGCCTCGGATATGCGCGCTAGCAATAGTCGCTTAAACCGAGAAGGTTAGTAGTGAATAAGTATCTGCCGTCGACCTAGTCAACAGCGGAGTCTTGCATAACTCGCTATGGTTATGTTCTTTTACTACTTTATAGCACTATCTGCCGTCTTAAGTGAAGTCGGATCCGATATATCTAAGCGGGGTTACCCCCTAGTAGATTGAGTTCTACCGTTTAGTGAGATGATAAACAAACAAGTGTTTGGTTACCACTATAAACTAGTGACCTCATCGGAATCGCCCGTCCTCTCCTTGAGATGACCGACAGCCGGACATTAATAGACATGCAAATCAATTTCAACAAAGAAATCAATCTGCTTGCACTATTAAAGTCAAGTTATAAAGTTGTAAGTAAGATGATACCACTATCCAATAAAATTGGATCTATTCTCTTTAAACCTTTGTCCTACAATATCATGTTGGCCAAAGGAAGAGTGAATAGGCTAGCCGGATACATAGCGAAAACCCATATGTTTATTAACTATGTCCTCGAGGTTCACAAAGCGCACGGGTCCTCTTTTACCATCAAATGGTTAAAAGGTTGCCACGTTGCAATTTGTAAGACCTTGGGACAGAATAAACTGCTATCCCTAAGACAATTGACGGACGACTTACCTCTTCCAAGATTACTTAATGGACTCCCCCGAGTTATCCCATTCGAAGATAGAATGAGAATACGACGAGGAGATGTGTCAACTATTAGATTCTGGCTAGGGCTTTTTAACCTCTATCGAGTGTTAAAAGCACCAGGAGAACTAAAGTTGAACTCCATTACAGGAAATTGGACAGGTAAGGGACTAGGGTTGTTAGCTCTTCTGAGACTAACAAAGTCATTTAATCCATTTCTTCTCGATGCTAAAATTGCCCAAAAGGCAAAATTAGTTAGAGAGAAAATGGTACCCACACAATTTGTCCTGAGTCGGTCGGCTTCGCCGTCCAATTCAGTGTCAATGTATGGGATTTTGACTGATGTACATCTGTTATACAGATCTCATCTCCTAGATCCAGTACGCAATTATCTTAGCCTGCTTAACGCCTCCAAGTTCACTTTTGAGCTTGAGTATGCGAAGGAGCTATCGGACCGAATCCTTGAATTAAAGGATGAGGGTAATTTCCCCGGAGTTAAATCCGGAAAAGAAATTATGGCACCAGATCTACAATGGAAAACTTCCATTGTAGCGCACGGTCTTCACCCAGCAACAGGAGGTCTGAGTCAATTTGCTATTAAAGAAGAACCAGCCGGAAAAATCCGGTTGTTCGCTTTAGTAGACAACATTACTCAGTCTCTTCTGCGGCCGCTGCATGATGCATTGTTTGACGTCCTTCGGGTTATCCCGACGGACTCAACCTTTGATCAAGATGCAGGGGTAAGACGTGCTTCTGAGAAATCTCAGATTTGGAACCAAGCCTTCTCTTTTGATTTAAGTTCGGCTACCGATAGACTTCCTGTTCTATTATCGATGTATATTCTGTCTAATTTTATAGGGTTACCCCTAGCAAAATTATGGCGAATTATCATTGTTAATAGGACCTTTGCCTTTAATGACAAAGTTGCAGAAAAACTAAAAGTAAGCAATGAAGGAGTTAAATACAGGGTTGGACAGCCTATGGGGGCTTATACCTCATGGGCTATGTTAGCAATAACTCACCACTGGATTGTCCAGGTGGCGGCAAGAAGATGTTATCCTCTAGCTAAGCCAACTTGGTTCTTGGACTACGAAGTTCTGGGAGATGATATTGTAATATTTGACAGCAATGTTGCTGAAGAATACCAAAATATCCTCTCTGTGCTAGGATGTGATATTAACTTAAACAAGTCAATTATCTCAACTGCACGACCAGTCTTCGAGTTTGCCAAACGAACAATCTGGGGAAGTACTAACGTAAGCGGTGTTTCGTTAAATCAGGTAGCCGCAGGGTGGAGAGTGTCAGGAAGAGTCGCTAATGCATTACAATTTGCATCTAGTGGTCTCCTAACCTCAAAAACTCTGTTGCTCGCCGTTTTATCGCGAAATGCCTTTTCCGGTGGAAAAGTTCTTGGTCGAATCCGAACTAGTTCGGTTCGTGACCAAAAAGCTCTTTCACTGGGAGTGCTATCTCTTCTAGGAGAGAGATTCCAAAAAGGAATTCTCTCGCTACGAGAGGTGATGCATGCGATCATAGAGCCGAAAGGCCCTATTGATCTGGATAAGAACGCAATTGCTATTCCTATCCAAGCAGCATCGACGCTAGCTTTCTCAGCATTGGGAGGTGGTAAACCTGTCTATCCCTTCTCTCACGAGTGGGACAGAGAACCAAAGTTCCTCGAAATGGAAGATAAGGTAGCAACAGAAATGTTACATACCTCAGTTAATAAGTTAAAACAACTTATTGACAACTTCGATTTCTTGGTAGAGTTTGGTGCTCAACAGATGTATTCTGGATGGGTCTATGCGGATCCTGAACTTATGTTCAAGGATATTCCGTATAACGACTTACCCGGAAAACATCTGGCTCTCCTAACGGAGATCGAGCAATTCTACTCTATGGTCCTTGGTTTCGAGATGACTAATCTGCATCCACAGTTCCTATATCAAGAGCTCTTCCAATTAATGGATAGTATGCTCTTATATGAGGAAGCTATTGAAATTGTCGATAAAGTCGATTCCCTGGTACAACGACTAGAAGTCGTTAGACCGAAAGCTAAAGTGCAAGAAACTACAATTGTAGAATCTGCACCACTGCTTATGACCCTGAAAGGGGTCTTGGGAAGCCATAGTCGAAGACTATGGTTATCAGACTTTAAGACTACAATAGGTGCAGTCCACAACTCACAATCTGCTAAGGAAGGTAAACCGAAAGGTCGTCCTATCCCTAATAGAATTGTGACGGGCGTAAGCCCGGAGTTATAGCTGCAAGCAGATTACTCTGTCTCGAGGTCAGCCTCCAGATGTAGTGATGACGTGTAACGAACCAAGATCATTCTTGGTGAACCTTTGAGCTCCCTCAGCGACCCGATTTACGGATCCTGGTCAGCAATAGATATTCAATCCTTGACACTTCAAGAGGTAACGGATAGTCTAAACATAAAGACTAACTCCGAAACCCGGTGAAATACGGAAATAGGTTATTAAGTCCTATCCCGCACTTCTTCAAGAAACGGAAGGACATTGAACGACCCCTAGGGGACGACAATGGAATATCATATACTGCCCACTTCTGTGAATAGAGTGGGGGGGAGTAAGAAGTGTAACCAACGGTGTTGGTGATATACAGCATCTTAGGTTACTTAGTCAATAATAATTGACGTTCGTTACGTGGGCTTTCCTATTAATCCGGCAGTGTTGTACACTTACGTACTCTTACTTGGCTTCAATCGAACAAGTTGCGCGTCCCGAAAGGGAAAGGCGATTGTAAAATCGAAGTGCAAGCTTTGAGCTCCATAAAATGTAGTCCTCTACAGGCTTTGGAATCAGCTCAGGCGGTCG